GCCGATAACGACATTAAGCATCAGAAACCCTTTGCGCCGTGTTCAGAATGTCTTTCTCTGGGTTCAGTGGGAAAAGGTACTTCGCCATCACCTTGACGCCGTTTACGTTGTGAGCGTCGAATTTGGCGTCCCACCACTCCGGCGGCTTGACCGTTACATGAACGTTTGTGCCGTCGTCGAAAGTCTTGTTAGCCAGACCGCAGTAGACAACGAAGAAAATCATCTTCTTCGCTTTACTGAAGACAGTCGACAGGGTGACGTCTATCTCATCCTCTGGCACATGCTCCAGAACGTCAGTACAGATCACCGCATCCACTAAATCCTTCGTTAGGTAGTCATACCTTGGCACCGCTGGGTCGTATAGGTACAGCCCATGATCCTCAATGCCGATTAAGTTGTGGAACTTATACCGACGATACATTTGCGCCTTGCCGCAACCGTAATCTAGCATCGTTCGACAATTTAACCCCTTGATCGCCCGCTCTAAGGTCTCCACATAGCCAAACCTAAGCGAATTACCAGCGAAGTGACCGTCTTTGTGCATTTGCACATATATATCTTTGTAGCGCATTTAAAAATTCCCGTACTTTGAGCCGTTTATAAACTCCGGTCTTAGGTCGGATAGCTTTATCCACTCCAGAAGCCCAGAGGATTCAAACGCCTGCGCCACGGCGACTTCTTGGTCGTGGTCGTGCGTCTCCGCTTTGCCAGTAGAAATCGGAAGATGCCACGAACTTGGCTCGTAGTCACCCCCTCGCATCTTATTTGTCTTCTTGGCGAAAAAATCAAAGCCGATGATGGTTAGCGACTTTTGGGTCGCGACCTTCTCGATAAAAAACTTCATCGCCCATATACCTACAGAAAATCGGTGAGCGTCCTTGTCGCCATCATTGATACCGTGGCAAGACATGAAATCCAGAATCTCACTGTCTTCAAACATCGCCAAATAGTCTTTTAAATTCGGGTTGATCGCCAAAGGCTTGGTGACGTGTAGACGCGCCCTATTAAACAAAATCTTGGCGTCTTTGGTCATGTCTCGGAACTTAGGGTAGTTCAGCATATCAACCCTAAACCCTCCCGTGACCCAGACGTCCAGCTTCTTACCGATGGCGATCGCCTGCCGATCGTCATAATCGATTCCGCGACCGAACCTGACGACAACATCAAAGCCGTCGATGAGCGCCGCGTTCTCGTAATTCATCATTTCGGTCGAGTTTCCGACCAAAAGCACTTTTTTACCGGCGATGTAAGCCCGAAAGCTCTCGATGTCCATCAGAGATACTTGTTTTTGTACTTCTTGCGAACAATCGCGATGTAGTCGAGATAGTTGACCAGCTTCTCTTTCCAGTCATCGTCAATCAGCGGGCAAAAGATGCCGGACTTGTAGCTATTGAACGTCCGGTTCACCCAAGCCGTGGGGTCATCTTCTTTGAAAAGATATCGGTTGATGTGATAGAACGATCCCTCGGGCGTCTTGTGATAGACGTCGATCGGCTCTAGTTGCTTGCCTAGGGCGGTCGCGTACATCGCCGACTCACTGATCACCGAGCTATAAATGATCTCAGACTGCGCCAGCAACGTGTAAAGGTCGTCGTTGCGGTGCAAGACGTTGTCTTCCTTAAACAAGTCCATGATCTCGCCGACCAGTTTGTGGGTGGTTAGCGGATGGGGTTTGATCCACACGTCGCTACCGTGGGTGTCGCGGATATATTTCAGCTTGTTTAGGCAAACGCGCTCTTTCAGCTTGTTGGAGCCGGGCAAAACAACGATTGCTCTTCGCGCCTTCTTTTGTTCTGTTGAGCGCCTGTCTTTGTACTTGTTGGCGTTCTTTTCGTTGATATTTTTGCGGAAAAACTCGATGTAGTCGTGCTTTACCGTTGCGTCATCCTTCCACGCCTCCTCCATCTGGGTCACTCGAAGCTCTAGCTGTAGCGGGTGGATGGTGATGCAATTGGCGTATTCGGTGTAGTTCAGAGTCTTGAAATACGGCAATTCGCGGGCAATGACGTCGTAGTCATATTCAAACGGGTATTCCCGCATGGTTTTGTCGAAAAACTCCTCGAACTCCTTGGTCCACGACAGCATGTCGCTTTTTTCAATATCCCCAATGCGGTCTTTCCGCTCCTGAACGTTGTTCATCTTCATAGAAGTGCTCCATTAAGCAAAAAAGTCGGTCTGTCTGTTCGTGCTGAACTCGGTGCTAGTGTTCCACGTCGTGATCGTGTCAACGGTTGTGTTGCGCTGAGTGCTTGTGTTCCAAACCGTCGTTGTATCTCGATTCGTTGCGGTGTCAAAAACTGTATTGTAGTTAGAGACTGTGTCTCGGTTTGTGCCTCTAGAGGTAGAAGTAAGCCATGCCGTGATTGTTGCGACGACCGTCTCTGTATCGAATAGCGTGTTGTAGTTTGATGTGGTTGATTTCGCCGTGATTCGATCTGTGCCAGTGTTGAAGACGGTGTTTGTGTCGACGACGGTTGTGGTGTCGAAATTGGTGACATAGACAGAATTTGTGCCCCGAGTGGTAAGGCGGCTAGTTCCTGTGATGAATTCCGTGAGCGTAGAGCGCTCTGTTTGCGTGTTGAATATTGTGTCGTAGTTGGTGTTTGTGAGCCGGTCTGTCTGGCGATTCGTTCCTGTGGCGAAAGCCGTAATTGTGTTGCGATTTGTGACCGTGTTAAATAATGTGTCGTAGTTCGTGTTTGTGGCACGTCCTGTGATGCGATCTGTATTTGTGTTGAAAACGGTCTGCGTATCGCGATTTGTGTTCGTGTTGAAAACTGTAGTGTAAATTGTGCTCGTGGCGCGATTTGTGTTGAAGTTGGTCGACGTGAGCCAGACAGTTGTCGTGTCTCGATTTGTGTTGAAAAAGGTCGTTGTATTGAACGACGTAGTGGTGGCTCGGTTTGTGTTGAAGTTGGTCGCTGTGAGCCGAGAAGTTGCGGTGTCTCGGTTTGTTGATCGAGTTGTATTTGTGTTCCAAACTGTCAGCGTAGACCGGCTCTCTGCGGAATCGTAATTTGTGTTGAAAACGGTGTTCGTAGTGTACGCCGTTGTAGTGTCTCTGTTTGTGTTCGTGTTAAATACTGTGTCTGTAGACCGGCTCTCGTCTGAATTGTAATTGGTGTTAAATACCGTGTTTGTAGTCCGGCTCTCTGCTGTATTGATGTTGGTAGCCGTTAGCCAAGATGTCGTCGTATTGCGGCTCTCGTCTGAGTTGTAATTGGTATTAAAGACCGTGTTCGTAGCTCTAGACTCCGCTGTGTTTATGTTCGTGGCAGTAAGCCACGATGTAGTGGTGCTTCTACTCTCTGCGGAGTTGTAGTTAGTGTTAAACACCGTGTTTGTTGTTCGGCTCTCTGCGGTGTTCAGGTTGGTTGACGTCAGCCAAGCCGTCGTAGTGCTTCGGCTTTCTGCCGTGCTTCTACTTTCAATCGTGCTGGCGCTCGTTGCCCAGACGGTATTCGTAACCACCGAAACCACGCCAGCGTAGTCGTAGGGCGTCCAGTAGTTGGTCGCGACGTAGTCTTGATAGTAAGACGTCGTGTTCCGGTTAGTGTTGAATACCGTAGTCGTAGAGTATGAAGTCGTCGTCGAATAAGCCGTAGTGGTGCTCCGGCTTGTTGTGGTGTTAAAGACGGTGTTTGTGGTGTATGCGGTTGTTGTGTCCCGATTGGTAGACCGATTTGTGTTTGTGACGTAAGCGGTGGTCGTGCTTCGGTTTGTCGTGGTGTTAAATACCGTGTTAGTTGTATAGGCTGTCGTCGTATCCCGATTGGTGCTTCGGTTTGTATTGGTAACGTAGGCGGTCGTCGTGCCCCTGCTGGTCGCCGTATTAAAGACCGTGTTAGTTGTGTATGCGGTAGTTGTGTCTCTATTGGTCGACCGATTGGTATTGGTGACGTAGGCGGTAGTTGTGTTTCTGTTGGTCGCAGTCGCCCAAACTGTATTTGTCGATCTGCTCTCTGCCGTGTCTCGGTTGGTTAAGCGGTTGGTGTTGGTGACGTAGTTTGTCGTCGTATTGATATTGGTCGCGGTTAGGTAGACCGTATTGAACACCGTGTTAGTGTTCCAAGTCGTCGACGTATTAAACACCGTGTCATAGTTGGTGTTTGTCGCTCGGTTCGTGCCCGTCAGTCGGTTGGTGCCGAATATCGTATTAGTGACGCGACTGGTGTTCGTATTAAAGACCGTGTCGTAGTTCGTATTAGTTGCGCGGTCGGTAAGCCGAGAAGTTGCCGTCGCCCAGACCGTGTTTGTAGTCCGGTTGGTGGCTGTCGGGAACGTAGTCGTATAAACCGTCTCAGTAGCTCGATCGGTGTTCCGATTGGTGCCGGTAGCGAATGCCGTGTTCGTCGACCGGTTTGTGATCGTGTTAAACAGCGTATCGTAAACCGTAGACGTTGCTCGGTTGGTGTTGCGGTTGGTCGAGGTGAGCCAAGCCGTCGTCGTGTTCCGGTTGGTTAGCGTATCGAAGTTGGTCGAATACTGGGTTCCGGTTAGGATGTTGGTCACCCGAGACGTGCCAGTCAACCAAGCGGTTGCCGTTGTGCGATTGGTCGCGGTGTCGAATGCGGTCGTGTAGTCGGTCGTGGTCGCGACGTTAGTGTTGCGAGAGGTGCCCGTAATAAACGCCGTATTTGTTAGGCGGTTGGTCGCTGTATCAAATACAGTGTTAAACGCAGTATTTGTTAGGACGTTGGTATTGCGGGAGGTGCTGGTCTGCCAGATCGTGTTTGTAACGCGATTGGTAGCCGTGACAAAGCTAGTGACCCACGTCGTGCTGGTGACGCGCTGAGTGGCTGTGTCGCGGTTGGTTAGGTATTCTGTAATCCACCGCTTTATTTCCCACATCCACATAGTTAATCACCCAAAGTCGCCGATGTAATTGATTAGGATGGTGTTGGCATCCACGACGAAATAGTTCACGGCGCTGATCGTATTAGCCGCCGTCTCTTGAACGATTGCCTCAGCTCTTGGCGTCTTGAACTCACTCGGGAAAGTGATCGAGTGACCGCCGGTCGCGTTCTGTTTAAATACGATTGTGCCAGTCATTCCGACGTTTGTGGCGACATTGGACAAAGATAGGGTGGTGTTCCCTACCAGCGTAATGATGAAGTTTTGCTCGTTAAAGTCCAGCGTCGTCGTGGCGGTAGATGACGCCGTCAGCGTGTTTTTGCTTTGGGCGGTGTCTGCCTTGTCACCCTGCGTCGCTGTGGCAAAAGCATTCGCGTCTAGGTTGGTCGATCGGACGAAAAGCGTCCCG